GTGGGAATAGCCCTGCGTTAATTTCCAGTTAATGCCGGAAATTTCCCACCCAGCAGACGATGGTAAAAAATCGTCTGCGGCATCGCTGCCGCAAACGCCAAAGTCTATAAACCTAGCTTAACCAAGCCAGGTCCAGGTCCATTTATTACGGACCGAATGGACATCGGTGTACGACCCGGGCTCGAGGCCAGCATCAGTCTTTGCAGACCAATGTTGGTACTCACCCGCAGTCTCGCGATCCCTACTCAACTCCTTCCTAAGGAGTTCACCCCAGCTTGGGGCACGCTTGGCTAACGCCTTGCTTGACAGAGTAAGGATTCGATGTTCGTATCGTTGGAGATTTTTGTTCCATCTCCTAACGAAGAAAACATCGTTACTTGCACGAGAAGCAGTGCGGATTGAGTTTGGATAACTCAATTCGCTTCTCGGGTACACATAGCCTACCTCTTCTTCGATAATACGAATTAAAGGTAAAGCATCCTCATACCCAAATTTGTGCACAAGATTGTTACACAAATCAGCACAAGTTGAAAGACCGGTACCGAGATTGCTAAAGATTTCCCTGATCCGAATGGGTGTGACTTCATAACCTTTATGATAATCACCACCACAGGATTCACGGAAAGGACCTTTAACATAGGACTTATCAACATTGACCTTAAGGCCAATGCGTTCAAGCCCAATTATCACGGTTTCATATAAATACGACTCCGTGATAATATCATCGCCGTATACGTAGACTTCGTCCCTGGAACGGGGATAACGCCTACGAATTGCAGCCCGTGCGCATGCCCAAAAGACAAGCGCTTCAACTGGAAAGCAACAAGAACTACCCATAGGGGCAAACTTGTTAAGCTTTACAACTTTACCGTTCGTCAAGAGTGTTTCCTCGGAGCGACAAGCTTCGAGGGCCTCAACCCAAACAGGTGGAAAAACCATCCGAATGAGTTGAAGAGACACTCTGTCAGATGCATCTTTCAGGTCTATGGTACACTTTTCGTCATTAATTGACGCTAAGCGAGCTAGGTCCCTGTTGATGCTCTGGTCAGTGAAATTTATCTGGCCAGCGGTAAGGTAGTGGGTCTCTATCGTCCGGTATAATAAGCGCATGAGACCTTGCTGAATATACATCAATTCAGCAGGTTCACATGAAATTATACGGGGACCTCGAGAATCCTTAGGCACAAGACATACCCGTGCCCGAGGAATAGACTCTTGACTATTCTCCAACTTATCATACTCATCACTTAGATGAGTAGGAGAGAAGAAGAAATAGTCCGAATATGGGAAAAAGTCGTCAAGCTTCTTGTAATACCGAAGCTTGTGCCACTTATCCCAATTTTCCGTTCGGCAAGCGGTTGCACCGCTCCCGTGGCATGGCCTGATATCGCGGGGATCAGAGTTTCCTAAGACCCTCGCGATGATCAGTTTCATGTCAGCAATTAACTGCAAGACTTTATCGTCTTCACAATTAATTGCTTGACCCAATTCCAGATCAGTTTTTTCAAACTGGTCGAGGAAGGAGTCGACGGTTTCTTCGTCAAAGTCTACCTCCAGTTTATAGAAAGCGTAAGACAATTGTCTTACGCAATCTACGGCTTGAGAGTTACCGTTAATAGCCGCCTTGATAGCATATTCCATGAAAAGAGGAATATTGAGCTCCGTAACTCCTGTGATCGCAATGATTTTGTCATCACTTTCACAGGACGGAGAGTGGTGCCAGGGTTTCGTAACGAAACCATCCGGTGCCACCCACTCCGCTAATGCGAAGTACCTATCAAGTGCTTTACCGATTCTCGGCAAAACAACGGTTAAAAACGACAATCCCTCATGGTCGAGACGATCATTGAACGTTTTACAATCACGTTCGTTAATCCATCTCGAGTAGCGTTGGTTAGTCGCTAGGTTCGTCCAAAACAGACGAAGGCTTTTCAGGTCACCTATGATATTCATAGACAAGACTCCGAAGAGCATCCCTAGGAACTCCAAGTGCAAACACTTCGCAAGCACTGCATAGCGCGTGAGAAGCCGCTACAAACAGGTCCACAACAAAGTTACACTTCGTTGTTCAAGACCTTCGTCCAGTTGGCATTTGAACCACCTTCAACTATGAAGTCAACAAGCTTGTTAACTTCTTCGATGCAGATGGCATTTGTCAACGCCGTGCTCGGTGGGCGAACCTGTACCACGTAAGTGGAAACGGTCGCAGGCACCCCGTACGCATCGACCTCAGTTCGATCGAGGCGGACAAGATGTCTTGCCTCACCACTTTTCCCTGTCTCATGAGAGACAGTCAGTAACTTTGCGCTGGGAGGCGTAAGCCCCGCAACGGAGTATACTGATTTACCCAGGTCTGCGGCCTGAAGATCGAACGTAGATAAGTTCGTATCAACATCCGTTGCCGGGTCTTTGGAAAGTGCAAGTGAAGTACCTAGAGACATGTGATGCTCCTCCCCACGAGGGGGGTAGGCAACTCTCAATAACGAGGGCTGCTAATGAACCGCATCGCTGCGGATTGGCTTCTGAGCTAATTCCTAAAGGATACGGCTCAGAAATTATCGGAATCAGTTAAGCGAAAGCTTAACTGAGGACGACACCCAGACTGATCAGATTGACCATCTGGTTAAAGGAAGGTGTTTTCCATCCGAGTCCACTCAAAGTGGCATAATCGGGTAAGAAAGGACGCCTCTCGAAATACGTAGAGGTAGTCATACACCCGCCTGTCCGAACCGTCGAGGTAGAATCCGTGGGATACCCGGTAGGGTTACTCACGTATCTTGACTCAACTTTAAGATCTTCCTTGTAAGACACCGAAGCGTCTAAACAACGAACTGGCAGTTCCAAAGTATCAACTCGGAAGTTGTTTAACCATGCACCAACGCCAAAGAACCAATCGATGACGAAGGTAAATGGCAACGCATCCCAGATGATTTTTGGATTAAGTTCAAATCCGAGGGTGTCTAAAAGCCCTCGAATTTCAAGCTCAGTATTCGTCATGGCCTGAATAGGGTCATAACGAAACTTGAGATGAACTTTGGCGGTTCCGGATAAGGAAGCCGTCCACTCAACCCTAGTATGAACGTCAGGGGTGAGCACGCCAGATTTGGAGACAGTGTTTGTGAGCATCCGATAGGTCTTGTTTTGTACAATACCTAAGGATTCCCTAAACTGCTTTAGCTTGTCATGAAACGACTTTACGACGTTAACCATGGCGGAAACATCACCAATAGTGGGTTTCCAGCCAAAAGAATAGTTAAGTCGTAAACCCGCCAAATTCTTTGCTAAACTTAAATTGGATTTCCACAACTCAATGAGCGACTTGATGTCACCAAGTTCCAAAAGGAAATTGGGAACAGATACAGTCGTCAAGTCAGGTTGGGCACGATTAAAAGCATCGTTAACCAAAGACTGACCGGAACCCTTGATCAAATCCGCGCCAAGTGGAACACCTAGCGCGGTGACAGCGGCTCCGTAAGCTGCAGAGTGTTGTGATACGGCGGCATTATGATCGCCGTATGCTATGTAATAGTAGCCAGCGAAACCTGGTCTCAGATCAAAAATCTGAAACGGAGTTCCTGCGCTACCAGCATAGTCGAACTGCGTCCTAGTGTGAACACACATGTTATCACGCAAGGGTTCCCCCTTAACGTGGTTAGTGTATGTTATCGCTTCCGATCGGGAATGGGTCGTAATAGGCCCCCCCGAACTGAAAGTAAACTGAAGTGCCCCTGAAGGATTATAATAACCCGACAGAGGCAAGTTTACGACAGTATCCGGAAACGACCGTGTTTTGCGGATAAATCCGCTATACTTAACGGACACAGGACACCTCCAATTTAACAATCTCCGATCTTGAGCCTCTCGGCTCGAAAGGATACCCACCGGTTTTTAGCCCGG